CGAGTTCCTTCAGCCCGGTCCAGGTCACCGCCGGCTGCGTCGCGCCGCTCGTGGTGCGGGCCATCAGTCGAACACCTCGCGGCAGGTCAGGACGAGCTCGGTGTCCCGCTCGTCGCGGTTGATGACGTGGTCGACGTGGTAGACGCGGCCCCTGAGATGGACGCGCGTATGGACCGAGATGCCCGGATGGAAGCGCCCCACCAGGATCGTCCCGCCGGCGAGTTCACTCGTGAGCGCACACGGCCAGTCCGGCGGATCGAGCGGCGTGTTGTCGTCGCCCGCCTCGAGTGTCGCGATCAGCCGCAGGGCGCCGGTATTCATGCCAGCGTCGGATCGCGGTACGGCGCCAGCAGTAAATCGATGACGTCCAAGCCTTTCCGGAGCGAGTCGTTAGCCTCGTCGCCGCCGCGCCGCTCGTAGAAGGCGTCGAGCAGGATCAGGATGGCGTTATGAATCGGCCACGGGACCGTCGTCTCGGTCCACGTCTCATTCGCGGCCGGCCCGAGCTTCGCGATGATCTGCGCCTGCGCGGCGTTGAGCTTCTGCGCGATGTCGGCATCGTGCGCCGTGTCCGTGATCCGCAGATGCGCCTTCGCCTCCTCGAGCGAGACGAGCGGGACGGAGATCGGGACGTGCGAGAACTCGAGCGCCATCAATGCACCGCCTCGTCCTCGTCGGGATCGGCGTCCTGTTCGGGCGGCGGCGTCGCGGGCGTCGGCTTGGAGAACGGATCGTCCGCGTCGCGCTTGGCCAGCGCCTCGAGCGAGTAGTACTGCTGCTGCAGGAACGGCGAGTCGCCGCCCTCGACCGGCGGGAGGCCGTAGTACTTGAAGCGCGCCTCGTTCGGCGACATCGCACCGCTGTTGATGCCGTCGTGCGCCGCCTTCGTCTTCGTGGCCGTGTCCATCCAGATCAGCGCGTCGATGTCGAACTCGGTGCCGTAGTGCGGCGGCAGCGCCAGGCCTTCGTCGAGCGACGTCTCGATGCCGGTCATGTGGACCTGGAGGCACTGCGCCTGGTACTGCAGCTGCGTCGCTTCGCTGTTCGCGTACGGCGGCTGCTTGCTCGAGTCGACGTAGGAAATCGGCACACCGAAACACCCGGCGATCGTCGCGACGGTCCCGTCCCGCTGTTCGGTCAGTTGCGAATCGACCGCCGAGGTCCCGATGTCCTGGTACTTCATGCCGTAGCCGACGATCGCGGTTTTCCCGGGGCCCAGGCTGTGCCACGTCGTCGAGAGACGTTCGGCCGTCTTGGGATCGATCTCGGTCGGCGCGACCAGGAGGCCGGAGGGCCGGCCGCCCTTCGCGAAGAATTCCGTCGACTGCGCCTGGATGGTGTTCGCCTCGAGCGCGGCGCCGCCGCAGGCATAGAGCGGCGACAGCCCCACCAGCGGATGAAAGGCGCAGTTCCAGCGGTCGTGGATGAGATCGCGCGCCGGGACCGCGAGGCCGTCCTCCGGAATGCCGGCGAGCGGATGGTGATGGAGCTGGTAGAAGACGCTCCCGTCCGGCGCCACGAGGACCTGCACCTTCAGCGGGTCCAGCACGGAGAGCGCGATCACCACCCCGCGCGCGTCGCGCTCCTTGAGGACGTAGGTGTTCCCGTGCAGGAGCTTCGACAGCATCCACTGCTCGAGGAACTGCCCGATCGTCTGATGCGGGTTCGGTTTCCGCAGCACGGGAGAAAAGGCGGCGGAGGTCGTCTCGGTCCAGATGCCGTTCGCGTCCAGCTCCACCAGGCGCAGCGGCGTCTTGGCGATGTCGCCGGCAATCAGCGTCACGCAGCGGAAGACCGTCGGATTGCTGAGCGCCGTGTCGAGGCGGATCTCGACGTTCTGCTGCCAGGCGCCGGTATACGGCTCGCGCACGACCGGCCACCAGCCGCCGCTACTGCTGCTGGAGACCGGCCGCGCCCGGCTGATGTCGAGCCCGAACAGCCGCATGGCTTACGCCGGCGGCGCTTCGGCGACCGCGACGTTCGGCACGTAGGCGGTGCCGGTGATCATGTTGACCGCGTTCGCGTGCGCCTTGATCCACGCCACGAACCGTTCGGCCCGGAGGCCGATCAAGTTGTCCTGCCAGAACGAGCGGTAGACCGTGGTCGCATCCGGCGCGGCCGGGTTGTCGACCATCTGCACCGAAGCCTCCTGCGACACGTCGATCCGCACGCCGCCATCGTCGGCAAACAGGACGTAGGACGCCGCGACGCCGATGATGTTCGTCCCGCACACCGAGGACGTAATCACCGGGACACCGGCGATCGAGCCGCCGCCAATCGACACGGACGGGAAATCGGGCGCGCCCATCGCCGAGCGGCGATTGCTCAGGACAAAGGCATTGCTCGGACTCATCAACAGGACGACGCCGTCGAGCGGAATCCCGGCCGCGACAAACGAATTGAGGAGCGCGGCAATGTCGACGAGCGGATTCGCGGTCGCCGTGATCCCGGTGACGCCGTTCGTGATGGACGCGGGGTTCTTGCCGGCGACGAGCGCGACCGCCGGATCGATGAACTGCGTATCCATGAACTTCTGCATCCCGGCGATCATCGAGCGGCGGAACGTCTCCTCGGCGCGCGGTGAACTGTTGCGCGCCAGCTCCTGCGTGAAGACGAGGATCTGCGCCATCTTGTATTCGGGCAACGAGACGCTGTCGAACGCGAGCATCGAGACCGGCTTGGGCGCGCCCTCCGAGACCCAGGCGACCGTCCCGTCCGCCGTCTGCCGCGGCACTTTCGTATTGAACGGGACACCATGCAACCCGGGGATCCGCCCGAGGAGCGTCGACGGGCGGAGGAGTTCGATAAATTCGCTCCCGAGATGCTGCGCCCCAGGAACGAGCGCGCCGGCCCACGGCACGTTGACCGTTGTCGCGGGATTGGAGGCGGCCCGCAGCGCGAGCTCCACTTCCGGCGAGTCGGGCCACTCCTTCGCGATCTCGAGCGCCTCGAAGCGATTGCCCTTGGCCGCCAGCATCGCCTTGCAGTACCGGACGAACCCGGTGCCGGGCGGCAGGTTGGACTTGACCTGAATCACGCGCGTCGTCGGCGAGTGACTGATCGGCGTCACGGGCACCGCCGCCGCGGCCTGCGCCTTCTCGAGCGCCTGGAGGCGCGGGAGGCGCACGTCGAGGTCGTTGTTCTCCGCCTGGAGCCGGTCGTATTCCCTGGTCTGCTCGACCGAGAGCGCGTCGTCACTGTTCAGGAGATCGGTCATGCGCGCCAGGTTGGCGGTACGCCGGGTTTCGCCCGTGGTGATTTGGTCAGCGATCGTCATGGTGCGTGTCTCCACATACGGCGCATCGGCCGATTTGACAGACAGAACGGTCGCCTCGACGTTCATCGGAATCGTCACCAGCGACAGTTCGCAGACTTCGGTCTTGAGAAAGTGCAGGCCGGATTTCAGCCGCTTGACGCCGTCCTTGAGTGGCCGGAACCCGATCGAGACGCCTTTGAGCAGGCCGGCGGTCAGGCTCTGGAACGTTTCCTCCAGGCGGTCCTGGAGCGACCCCGGCGTCTCGACACGCGGCAGCGTCGCCTCGAACAGGAGCGCGTCGTCCGCGATCTGCAGGCGCGCACGTCCAACCGGCCGCTGTTTGTCGTGATGGAGGAGGAGCGGAATCTCCGCGGCGAAGGTGGCGCCGCGTGGTTCGAAGATATCGCCGGCCCGGTCCGGCGTCGGTGTCGAGGCGATCCCGGTGATCGTGCGCGCCTCGAGGTCGACACTCTTGAGTTCGAGGACCGAGTACGCGCGGTTGAGCATGGCGCCGTGACAGCGTAGGTCACGCGCCCGCGTGCGCTAATTGTTCTGTATGGAAATGCGTCGCTTCACGAGGTCGCGGACAAAGGCACTGACGCTTTTCTGTTCACGCCTAGCCAGGGCAATCAACCGATCGTGATCGCCGTTGCGGAGCCAGGTCGAGACCGGCCCGCCGGGTTCCTCGAGCTTCGGCCGGCCGCGGCGCCGCCGCTCCTCCTCGGTCACCCGAACACCTGCATCGCGTACTCCGGCAGCCGTGTGCGCGCGTTTCGGTCCATGACATCGACCGCCATCACCAGCGCCAGCACGGCGTCAATGCGCTCGGTCGACGCCGTCTTACTCGGTTTCAGGTTGCCGGCCGGGTCACTGTCGACCGCGACGTTCGACACGCACCAGCGCAGGACCGGGTGCCCATCGTGCCGCAGCTGCTTCGACAGGATCGCCTTCTCCAGCGATTTCGTCCCGGCCGACAGGCCCGCGAACGTCTGCCGGATCGGCGCCAGGCACGTCACGCCGTCCTGCTTCTCCAGCCGCGACACCAGGTCGGTCGCGTTCCACGGATCGTAGGCGATCGCTTGCACGTCGTACTGCGTGCGCCACTCGAGGATCGTCGCGCGGATGATTTCGTAGTCGACCGTCGGCCCGGGAATCCCGGTGATTTTCCCATCACGGATCCACTGGTCATACGGCACCCGGTCGCGCAGCACCCGCTGCCGGATCCGGTCGGCCGGCACGTAACACTGCACCAGGACATCGAATCCGTCATCGTCCGGGAACACCGCGACGAGCGCGGTGAGGTCGCCCGTCGAACTGAGGTCCATCCCGACATAGCAGCGGCGTCCCGCCAGCGGCCGCAGTACCGTCCGGCAGGCGTCCCACGTCGGCATCGGCATCCACCGCGACGCCTGCTCCGTCCACTGGTTCAGATACAGCCGGCGGAAATTGTTCTCCTGCGCCGGGATCTCCTTCGCCCGCTGACACAGGATCCGCATGTCCTCGAGCGAGCGGAAATCGCCGAGGGCCGGGTTCGCCTGCTTCCACACCTTTTCGCTCGTCCAGTCGGCGTCACTCGGCGCCTCGTAGATGATCGGCAGAAACGACGGATCCAGTGCCGGGTGCTCCTGCACCTTCTTCGCGTGCTGGTACAACTCCCACAGGATCGAATGCCGGTCATACCCCGCCGTCGAAATCGCCAGGAGGAGCGGCTGCTTGCGCGCCCCCATCGACGTCGACAGCACGTCGTACAGTTCCCGGCTCGGCGCCGCGTGCAGCTCGTCGTAGATCACCATCGACGCATTGAACCCGTGCTTGGAATACGCCTCCGCGGAAATCGCCCGGTACACGCTCCCGGTCGCGCGGTGAATGATCCGTTTCTGCGACTCCACGATGTAGCACGCGCCGTCCAGTTCCGGATCGTTCCGCACCATCTGCGCCGCCACCCCGAACACCAGGCCGGCCTGGTCCCGGTCCGCCGCCGCCGAATACACCTCCGCCCCGACCTCCCCATCCGCCAGCAGCCCATACAGCGCCACCGCGGCCGCCAGCTCGGACTTCCCGTTCTTCCGCGGCAGCATCAACAGGCAGGTCCGGTACCGCCTGAGCTTGTCGGGCCGTTTCTTGAACAGCTGCTTCAGAATCCGCACCTGCCAGGGCCGCAGGTTGAACGTCTGGGACGCGAACGGTCCCTTGGTATGGGTCAGCCTGTTCACGAAGGCGATCGGGTTCTGAGGGGGCGCTGAGGCCTTCGTCGGGCCATCGTGGCGCAGGGTTGAGCGTGCGTTCCAGCCGCCGCGCCGATCCGGTTTATCCGGGTTCCTCGCCGGGTTAGACACAGGTCATCAGCCCAAAAGCCGCACGAGCC